GGTGTGGACGGCTGCGCCGACCAGCATGGTCTATCCGGGCGCGGGCATCCCGAACAGCACCGGCACGGCGTGGGCGACGAGCTACGCGGTGAGCGGCACGGGCGACGTGGCGCTGACGACCTCGCCGATCTTCACCACGCCGAACCTCGGCACGCCCTCGGCGGCCACGCTGACCAACGCCACCGGCCTGCCGATCTCGTCGGGCGTCAGCGGCCTCGGCACGGGCGTGGCGACCGCGCTGGCCGTCAACACCGGCACGGCCGGCTCCGTCGTCGTCGATGGCGGCGCGCTGGGCACGCCGTCCTCGGGGACGCTGACCAACGCGAGCGGCCTGCCCCTGACCACTGGCGTCACCGGCACGCTGCCGGTTGGCAACGGCGGGACTGGCGCATCTACGCTTGCGGCGAACAACGTCCTCTTGGGCAATGGCACCAGCGCTGTGCAGACAGTTGCGCCGGGCACCGTGGGTAATGTATTGGTGAGCAACGGCACCACATGGGTTTCACAGGCACCAGCCGCCTCGGGGGTATCGCAAGCTCGCGCTACCGCTCTGGCGATGGTCTTCGGGCTTTAAGGGAGTTACACGATGGCCGCGCCAAATATCGCCAGCCTGACGACGATCACGGGCAAGACGACGTACTTCACGCCGTCAGGCACGACGGCCGTTGTCCTGCTCCCGAACGCCGCCGCCTCAAACAACGTGCTGAAGATCAACCAGATCGTCGTCGCCAACGTGGACGGCACGAACGCGGTGGACGCCACGGTGTCGATCTACACGAACGGCGCGGTGGCGCAGGGCAGTGCGCCGTCCGGCGGCACGGCCTTCCCGATTGCCTCGACGGTCTCTGTGCCGGCGGATGCCTCGCTGATCGTGGTCGATAAGACGACCGGCCTGTACCTCGAAGAGGGCGTGTCGATCACCATCACGTCGGGCACGGCGAGCAAGCTGACGTTCAGTGTCAGCTATGAGATCATGTCGTAGTGTGATAGGAACCAGCAATGCCGAACACATTCTCCCGTAAAGTGAGCCGCAACATCGGCGCGTCTCTGACCTCTGTGGGCAGCTACACGGTTGGCAGTGGCGTGCAGACGACGGTCATCGGCCTGTCGGTCTGCAACACCACTACCGCGCCGGTCACGGTCGATGTGACGGTCAATGACGGCTCGAACGACACCTATCTGGTCAAGGGTGCAGGCGTCGGCGTGGGCAACGCGCTGATCCCCATCGGCGGTGACGAGAAGGTGGTGCTGATTGCTGGCGACAGCGTCAAGGTCAAGTCTTCAGCCGCGACCTCGCTGGATGTCGTGATGTCCATCCTTGAGATTTCGTGAGGTAGCTCATGGCCTACGTAGCCCCCAACAATCTGATCGGTGAGTTCACCGTCAACGTCGCCCTAAGCTCGACGAGCGCGACCTCGCTGCTCTCCAACGCGGCGTCGTCCGGCCGGGTGCTCAAGGTCATCGCCATCGTGGCGGCCAACGTGGACGGCACCAACGCCGCCGACATCAGCGTCTCGCGCTACAGCGCGGCGGCACTGGGCGGCACTGCCTTTGCCATCGCCTCGACGATCTCCGTGCCGGCTGACGCTTCGCTGATTGTGGCTGACGCGACCACGCCGGTCGTGCTGGCCGCGAACACGTCTCTGGGCGCGACTGCGGGCACGGGCAACACCATCACGATGACTGTGACGTATCAAGAATACGCGGGGTAAGGCTCATGTCGCAAAGGTTTCCGGGCGGCATTCTCGGCGTGGGGTTCAACCCGCTGCAGGCCCCGAACGCGCCGACGATTGGCACGGCTACGGCTGGCGGCAATAACTGCGCCTCTGTGCCGTTTACCGCGCCGGCCAATGTGGGCGGATCGGCCATCACGGGCTACACTTACCGCAGCAATCCTGATGGTTTCTCTGGCGCTGTGGCTGGATCGCCGATTAGCGTAACGGGCCTGAGCAATGGCACGTCCTACACGTTTGGCGTCTTCGCGTTGAACAGCTACGGGCCATCCCCGCAGAGCGCGTTCAGCAACAGCATCACGGCTGTGCTGGATGGGACGTTTGGTGTTTTTGCGCTGGGGCGAAACCCTAACGGAACCGTTTACATCGGCCGAGAGAAATATACCTTCTCAAGTGATGCGGTTACGAGTGCATCTTCCGCAACAGTATCCTCGTTTGCTGGCGCTGCGGCGGGTAATTCTACGGTTGGAATTTTCCAGCTTGGGTTTATCGTTTCCGTTGGCCCTTCCACCACTCGCAATAAATATACTTGGGCAAATGATGCCGTTACCGCCGGTGGTGCGGCAACGGGGGTTGCGTACTATGGCTCCGCAACAGGCAACAGTACGGTTGGTATTTTTGCGTTAGGATGCAACGCTACTCGCAACAAATACACCTATTCAGGAGATGTGGTTTCGGCGGCTACGTCTTCGACGCAGCTTACGCGATACGGGTCCGCAGCGGGTAACAGCACACGAGGTATATTTGCGTTAGGGCAGAATTGCAGTGGCTCCAGCACCACTACCCGCAACAGATACACCTATTCAGGTGACACGAACGCGACGGGTGGTGCCGCTTCTCAGGCTTCTCAAAACGGCGCGGCTTCAGGAAATAGCACAGTGGGTATTTTTGCGCTGGGTTATGTTAACGGCTCTTGTCGTGGCCGAGATAAATATACTTACGCAAGTTGCGTTGTCAGTTCTGGAACGCAAGCAACAGCGGCAACGTGCGGCGGCTCTTCCTCGGGCAACAGTACGGTAGGTATTTTTTCCATTGGCAACAGCACCACCACTCGTAACAAATACACTTACGCCACCGATACGAATGCGGTGGCCACCTCTGCTAGTGTTGCTGGTGACGGGGACGCAGCATCCAACGGCATTTCGGGAGTAACCATCTAATGCCCTCGTATAGCGGCATCTGGACACTCTCCCAGCAGTTTCAGGCGGTCGGTCAGGGCCTGTGGCCGCTGACTGACGGGACGTTTGCGATCTTTGCGCTGGGGTGTGCTGGCGGCAGCCGATCCACCACCCGCGACAAGTACACCTATTCGGGTTGCGTAGTCAGCGCAGGCGGCGCTGCTACAGTGGCCTCGTATCGCGGCTCCGCCACTGGAAACAGCGTGGTTGGTATCTTCGCGTTGGGCCGTACTACAGTTGCCGTAACCACCCGCAACAAATACACCTATGCAGGCTGTGTTGTTAGCGCAGGCGGCGCTGCTACAACAGCTTCGACTGAAGGCTCCGCCGCCGGTAACAGCACGGTGGGCATATTTGCGTTGGGGGCTGCGCCCTGTGCCTCCACCACCCGCAACAAGTACACCTACTCCGGTGACGTAGTCAGCGCAGGTGGGGCGGCTACAGTGGCCTCGTACCTAAGCTCCGCGGCGGGCAATAGCACGACTGGTATCTTTGCCTTGGGTCAAGCTTTTCCGGCTGTCACCACACGTAACAAATATACCTACTCAGGCTGCGTAGTCGCGGCAGGCGGAGCCGCTACAGCGGCTTCGTGTTCTGGTTCTGCCGCTGGTAACGGCACAGTCGGTATCTTTGCACTAGGGAACGTGGCTGGCTCCGTGTCCACCACCCGCGACAAGTACACTTACTCAGGTGATGTTGTTAGTGCAGGGACTGCCGCCACAGCGGCGTCTCGCAGTGGTTCCGCCGCCGGCGCTAGCGCAGTCGGCATTTTTGCTTTGGGCCGTACCACAGTTGCCGTGACCACCCGCAACAAATACACATACTCAGGAGACGTGGTCAGCGCAGGCGGGGCTGCTACGGCTGCCTCTTTTGAAGGCTCTGCTGCCTCCAACGGCACATCTGGCGTCAACATCTAACTTCCACCTCATCGTAAGGAGCACACGATGAACAGCAAGCCGCATCGCAATAACTGCGATTTCCAACTGAAGCACTTCATGGCAGGAAGCTGCCACACCGTAGACGGCGCGTGGGCGCTGCTGCACGACCAGAAGATCGACATCGGCGTCAAGATCGAGCACTCCAAGGCGCAAGGGTTGCGCCGCAAGGCCAAGGTCATGGCGGCAGAGGCCGTGCTGGCCGACGACACCTCCACAGAAGTGCAGCGCCTCAATGCCGAGGCAGACCTGCTGGAGTGCAATTCCGTCAACGAGGGCTGGGCGCTGAACCACCAAGCCGCGCTCAATGAGTACGCCTACATCTGCAAGCTGATGGACGAGCTTGAGCCGAACCGCAAATACCGGCACCTGCCCTTCTTGGAGGCCAACGAGGCGATGCAGCGCGAGGAGTGGCTGGGCGAGTTGAAGACGCGCGCGGAGAACTTCCTGCTTACCGCCGGCACCATCCCGCACGACCACCTCAACACCATGCGCTGCCACCCCGACTTCGAGACGCAGATCGTGCCGCACATCGAGGCGATCACCATGAAGGTGATCAACAGCCAAGGCGACCGCACCAAGGTGCTGAAGAACATGCAGCCGCTGTTTTTGGAAGATAAGTCGTGAGCGGCGACCTCCAGCCGATCTTCTGCTTTCCGTCCGTCGTCGTCACCGCCCTGAAGCCGGAGTTCCTCGACGCCGTGAACGCGGTGTCTGACGAGTATCTGGCGCAGCAGTCTGACGACCTGAACGAGATATACCCGGCCAAGATGTCGGGCGACTTCTCGCAAGACCCGCGCCTGCGCGACTTCTGTGAGTTCATCGGCAAGAGCGCGTGGGAAATCCTACGCAATCAGGGCAGCGACATGCAAAACGCCACCACCTTCTTCACGGAGATGTGGGCGCAGGAGCATCACAAACACTCGGCAATGGAGCAGCACGTCCACGGCAACGGGGCGCAGCTTGTCGGCTTCTACTTCCTTGAGACGCCGGAGAACTGCTCCAAGGCGCTGTTCTACGACCCCCGCGCCGGTAAGGTGCAGGCCAACCTGCCCGAAGCCAACATGGCTGAGATCACGCCGGCCAGCAACACCATCGGCTTCGAGGCGCAGCCCGGCACGATGATCTTCGCCAATGCGTGGCTGCCGCACGGCTTCACGCGCCACGGCTCCGACAAGCCGATCAAGTTCGTACACTTCAACATCAACGTCGAGTACGCGGCGGCCCAAGCGGCGGAGGTGATCTGATGGCGCTCTTTCACGTCCGCTACAATCAGACGAAGGGTCAGCCGGGGCGCGGCACGGTCGATCATGCGTGGCGCGTGTTCGAGGACGGCAAGGAGTATCTGACGAAGCACGTCCAGATCAACGTGCCGTGCCGTGGGGAGAAGACCGGGCCAGACTGGAGCATGGTCTGCGAGGGGACACTGCGCTTGGATCGGGACACGTCTACTGCTATAATCGACCCGTAAGGAACCGCTCATGAGTAACCGTTGGCCCGGCGGCCTGATCCGCAAGACGCCCGTCACGCCCGCTGGCCCGTTCCAGAACGGCGCGGCTCCCGGCGTGTGGACGCTTGCCGAGGCGGCCTTCTGGACGAAGCAGGGGTTGTGGCCGATAGCGGGTAACGTGGCGGACGGGACATTTGCGATCTTTGCACTTGGATCTACTGCCGCTTCCCCGTGCGGGACCACCACCCGTAACAAATACACCTACTCAAGTTGCGCCGTTAGCGCAGGCGGTGCCGCTAGAGCATGCTCGCGATTTAGTTCTGCCACGGGTAACAGCACGGTTGGCATATTTGCGCTTGGGTTTACTGGGGCTGCCTCTACCACCCGCGACAAATACACTTACTCTGGCTGTGTTGTCAGCGCAGGTGGCGCTGCCACTGCGGCGTCATACAATGGCTCAGCCGTAGGAAACAGTACGGTAGGCATCTTTGCGTTGGGGGCTAACAGCGGTGGGTCTCCTACGGTCACTCGCAACAAATACACTTATTCCGGTGATGTTGTTAGCGCAGGTACAGCATCTACAGTGTCTTCTCAGCTTGGTTCTGCTGCCGGTAACAGCACGGTAGGCATTTTTGCGCTAGGGTCTACGAATTGCGGTGCCTCCACCACTCGCAATAAGTACACTTACTCCGGTGACGTAGTCAGCGCAGGCGGCGCGGCCACTGTGGCGTCGAGCTACGGTTCGGCAGCGGGTAACAGCACCGTAGGCATCTTTGCACTTGGGTTTGTGTCTTGCAATCCGAACGCCACTCGTAACAAGTATACCTACTCCGGCGATGTCGTCAGCGCGGGTGGCGCAGCGACTGCGTCGTCTTACTTCGGCTCTGCCGCAGGCAACAGCACGGTAGGCATTTTTGCGCTGGGTTGCGCTAGTGGCCGCGTCACCACCCGCGACAGGTATACATACGCAGGTTGCGTAGTCAGTTCAGGCGGCTCAGCTACTGTGGCATCGCGACAAGGCTCAGCAGCCTCCAACGGCACCCTCGGCGTGAACACGTAAGGAGACCGCATGATCAAGCAACTCATCAGCCGGGTCTAGCCGAGGTAATCATTATTTTATAGGATACATATTCAATGAAAATATGCGTTTATGCCATTTCCAAAAATGAGGAAATGTTTGTCAAACGGTTTTGCGATTCGGCTAAGGATGCTGATCTAATCCTGATTGCGGACACCGGATCGACAGACAATACCGTTAAGCTTGCCAAAAAGCACAAGGCCAAGGTGGTCGAGATTAACATCACTCCTTGGCGCTTTGACAACGCCCGCAATGCCGCCTTGGCTTTGATCCCTAAGGACATTGACGTCTGCGTCAGCTTGGACTTGGACGAAGAGCTTCAGCCGGGATGGCGTGAAGAGATAGAGCGCGTCTGGGAAGAGGGCACCACCCGCCTGCGCTACAAGTTTGATTGGGGCGCTGGGATCGCGTTCTTCTATGAGAAGATCCACGCCCGCCACGGCTATCGCTGGGTTCACCCGTGCCACGAATACCCCGTCCCGTACCTGATTGATGAAAAGTACGCCCAGACAGACATGCTGCTGGTAATCCATAAACCAGACCCGACAAAAAGCCGTGGGCAATATCTGCCCTTGCTGGAGATGTCGGTCCAAGAGGATCCTCACGATCCGCGTAACGCATTCTACTACGCCCGCGAACTGTCGTTCCATGGGCAGTGGCAAAAGGCCATAGACGAATGCAACCGGTACCTTGCCCTGCCCGGTGCCAATTGGATAAATGAGCGCTGCTATGCGTACAGGGTGATGTCGCGTTGCCATTCAGAACTTGGCGATTGGGATGGCGCTATGAGGGCTGCGCGCATGGGCATGGTGGAAGCGCCCAACACTCGCGAACCTTGGGTCGAGATTGCCAAGCTGGCATATGATAGACACCTATGGGCTGAGTGCTATGGCGCTGCGCTATCGGCATTGGCAATCAAAGACCGCGAACTGGTGTACACGGTTGACCCAGAGGTGTGGGGGTCAAAGCCCCACGATTACGCCAGCATTGCGGCTTGGAACCTTGGCATGAAGGAGGCCGCGATTGAGCAGTGCAAGCTGGCCCTTAACCACGCCCCTGACGATGGAAGGTTGATTGAAAACCTCAGGCTTATGAGCGAAAAAGCTGATTAATCACCAGCACTAGAACATTGCTTCCGTATTTGGTAGAACGCAGCGGTCACTTTATTGCAGTAGGACGCCATGCCAGCAACTCCTCAGACAACACCGCTTACATACAACGGTTATGTGACGCAGGTCGCCACCATGGCCGTTGTCAACGTGCAGACTACCTCTGGCGTCGTCGTTGGGGTTGATGCCGAATTCAATGCCATCATTCCCCAGATGCTCAATTATGCGGAACTCCGCATCCAGCGCGATTTGGACCTGCTTCCGTCCCAGACGTCACGGCCTTACACCCTGACGATTGGGAACAATCAGTTGCAGCTTGGCGCATATGATTTCGTCACTGTGCAAACGGTTACGCTGAGCGTGGCCGGCGTCACATACCCGCTTTTGCCATCCACAAAAGAGTATTTGCAAAACGTTTACGGATCTTCCGCCTCTGGCAGCAGGGGGCAGCCAAAGGTCTTTGCCATGTACGGCGGCGACCTTGCCACTGGCGGGGAAACTTACAATAACATCCTTTTGGGGCCTTACCCCGACGTTGCCTACAACGTTGAGGTGATCGGCACCGTGCGCTTGCCGACGCTGTACGAAAACGCGACAACGCCTCTAGCTGCCACTGGCACAACCTTCATCAGCACCTATTTCCCAGACCTGCTAGTCCAAGCATCGCTGATCTACATTTCTCAGTTCCAACGCAACTTTGGTCAGGCTTCTAACGATCCGGCCATGGGGCCCACCTATGAATTGCAGTACCAAAACCTGCTGAGAGGGGCTGCGGTTGAGGAGGGGCGCAAGAAGTTCAGCGCGTCTGCTTGGTCGTCCATGTCGCCTCCGGTTGCGGCCACTCCAACAAGGTAGCGCTTCATGCCCCACGCCAGTTTGAAGCTACGCCCCGGCGTTGATCAAAACGAAACACCGGCCCTTAACGAAGCCGGTATTTCGACAAGCAACCTTGTCCGCTTTATCCCGGATCGGCAGCAGGGCGCTTTGGTTCAAAAGCTTGGCGGGTGGACCAAATATTACCCAAACACCACGCCAGCTATCGCCCGCGCCTTGTGGGCTTGGCAGGACACACTGGCAAACAAGCACCTTGCCTTCGGCACTGAGGAAATTGGCATCACAGGGGCTGCTCAGCTTGGCGTCATTACAAATGGCTCTCTTTCCAACATCACACCGCGACAGATTTCAGATGACGTTGCAGCAGCGGCCTCTGCCACGTCTGGAAGCAGCTTTGTTATCATAACGGACACTGTAAACACAGGCATAACCCAGTACAACTCAGTCTACATTGCAACGCAAATTTCGGTTGGCGGCCTTGTTCTTTTTGGACTGTATCAGTGCGATCCTGACGGCTACCTTGCGGCCACATCCTATTCTGTGCAGGCTTTGGATATTCTTGGGGCACCGCTTCCTGCCACCTCAACGACAACCACGACGACGCTGCCACTTTTTTCCGTAATTTCGGGAGCGGCAACCGTCACCGTTACGCTGGCCAATCACGGTTACGCGCAGGGCGGCACGTTCCCTGTCCTTATGCCGACAACGGTTGGTGGAACCACGTTCTATGGCGACTTCACGGTTGAGACTGTCATCAGCAGCAGCCAGTTTACGATCAATGCGCTGACGCTGCCAACATCGACAACGACGGGCTATCTAAACGGCAATCAAGCCCATTTTATTTACAACTTTGGGGTTGGGGCTATCTCCTCCGGTACTGGCTATGGCGTCGGAACCTACGGGGGCGGTGGCTACGGGACCGGAACCGCCGTTGCCCCCACCAATGGCAACGCAATCAATGCGGACGATTGGATGCTTGATAACTGGGGAGAGATCCTTTTATCGTGCCCAACCTACGATCAGACTCCGCCATTCCAGCCTATTTACGAATGGGATCCAACTGACTCTGCCCCTCAGGCAACTGTTATTCCACAAGCCCCACCAGTCAACGGCGGGTTCTTCGTTGCCATGCCGCAGCGCCAAATCATCGCTTGGGGATCAACCTTTACCGGCATTCAAGATCCGCTGCTTATCCGCTGGTGCGATGTCAACAACTACAACGACTGGATTGGCACCGTCATCAATCAGGCTGGCTCTTATCGCATTCCTAAGGGCTCCAAGATTGTCGGCGCAATTCAGGCGGCGCAGCAGGCGTTGCTTTGGACCGATATTGGCGTGTTCTCAATGCAGTATATCGGCCAGCCATTTGTTTATTCTTTCAACGAAGTCGGCTCTGGCTGCGGCTTGATTGCCAGAAACGCTGCGGCATCAATCAACGGCTCCGTCTTCTGGATGGGGCCTTCACAATTCTTTTCGTTGACCGGAGAAGGCGTCCAGCCGGTTTCGTGTCCGATTTGGGACGTGATCTTCCAAGACCTTGATCAAAGCAATCTGAACAAGATCCGCGTTGCGGTAAACTCGCGCTTTGGTGAAATCTCTTGGTTCTATCCCACCATGAGCAACGGCGGGGAAGTCAACGCATACGCCAAATACAACGTGTTTCTAAGGGTTTGGGACTTTGGAACGCTGGGCAGAACCGCTTGGGTGGATCAGTCGGTCATTGGCCCTCCGGTTGGCGCGGACCCAAGCAGTCAATATATTTATCAGCATGAGACGTCTCAAAACGCTGACGATCAGCCCATGCTGTCCAGCTTCCAGACGGGCTACTTTGCCATGGCAGAGGCCGATGTGAAGGTCTTTGTTGATCAGGTCTGGCCCGATATGAAGTGGGGGTATTACGAAGGCGCTCAAAATGCCACGGTCAACCTTACGTTTCATGTTGCGGACTACGCCGGCCAGACCCCCGTCACATTTGGCCCCTACCCACTGACGCAAGCCACAACATTCATCAGCCCGCGCTTCCGGGGACGATTGATGTCAATCGAACTTGGCAGCAACGACATTGACTCTTTTTGGCGCATTGGGAACATGCGCTATCGCATACAGCCTGACGGCAAGTTCTGAATTGGATTGAGACATGGCATCACTAAGCGACCTTCTCACTACCGCAAAGAACATTGCCTCCGCCATCAACGGCGTGGCGCAAACCTACGTCTTCGTGCAGGGGGCTCAAACCCGTCAGAACATAACGGCAACCGATATTGTGAGTAGCGCCGCCGGTCGTGTAGCTACAATTAGCGTTACAACCGCAGGCACCACCACTGGCATTATCTATGACGCCCCTACAACGGGTATCACCACACGGCCCATTTACACTATCCCAAACACGGTTGGTGTTACGTTCGTCAACCTTCCGGTGGTTTATGGTATTGTCGTGGTTCCCGGCACAGGTCAGGCTGTGACAGTCAGTTATTCGTGAGGTTCGCATGCCACTGAAGCACGGTAAATCGCAGAAGGTCATCAGCGGCAACATCGCTGAAATGATCAAGGCTGGGCACCCTCGCGATCAGGCAATTGCGGCTGCGCTGTCCACGGCGCGCAAGACCCGCGCGACTGGCGGTCAGGTGGTGACCAAGGTGCATAGCGGCCCTATCCACAGTGCCGTAGCAGGCCGCACAGACCATCTTCCAATGCATGTGGCGTCAGGGTCCTACGTCATCCCCGCCGACATCATCAGCGCCATGGGCGAGGGCAACACCATGGCTGGCTTCAAGCACATGCGTACCATCTTTGGCGGCGTCCCCTACACCGGTCAGGAAGCACCCTACGGCGTTGAGGGCGGTCCCTACGGCGAACCGCTGCCCGGTAAGGCTGAGGGCGGCGTTGCTACCGTCCCGATTATTGCAGCGGGTGGGGAATATGTTGTAACGCCTGATGAGGTGATGCAAGCCGGCGGTGGGGACCTCGACACTGGCCACCGCGTATTGGACGAATTCGTTAAGCGCATGCGCGCTGAAACCGTTAAGACATTGAAAAATCTACCCGGACCTAAAAAGGATTGATTATGACTGATAAGGCAAGCTCAAACGACCTTCATATTCGCGTTGGAGTGCCTGAAGACATTGATGAGATTATGGTTATCGCCGTTCAAGCGGCTGAAGAGAACGGGTTCCTTGAGGCCAATCCCCGCAAGCTTGCTGAAGAGATCTATCCGGCGCTGTGCCAAGATCATGGAATTGTTGGGCTTATTGGCCGCAAAGGTGAAGCCATTGAGGGTATTGTGGTCCTTAGAATTGGCACGATGTGGTATTCAGACACGCCCGTGGTCGAAGAAAAGGCTATCTTTATTCACCCTGATTATCGCAGCGCCAAGGGCGGTCGGGCAACCCGCCTGTGCGAGTTCAGCAAGAAGGTGTCTGATACCCTTGGAATTCCCCTGATAATTGGTGTATTGTCCAATAATAGGACGGAAGCTAAGGTGCGGATGTACGAGCGTCAGTTTGGGAAGCCAAGCGGCGCTTTCTTCCTATACGGCGCAAGAACTGGGGATCACTCCAGAACGGAGCATTAAATGGGCAGCAAAACCGCCAAGTCAACGCAGGCGATCACTATCCCTCCGGAGGTGTTGGCGCGGTACAATGCAGTCAACGCCCGTGCCGACCAAGTTACCAACAGGCCTTTCGTGCAATACGGCGGCGAATTTGTCGCCCCATTGTCAGGGACGCAGCAGCTTGGCATCGCCGGCACTAACCGCGCTGCCAACATGGCCCAGCCATATTTTAACGATGCAACAAGCCAGCTTTTTGTCGCGCAGGCGGAGGCGTCGCCTTACTACCGGAATGCCACAGATCAGCTTAATCAGGGCATAAACCAAGGAAACTATTTTGCGGATCGATCCTCCGGGTCGCTATATCAAGCTCAAGGGGTTGGGAACCGGCTTGCGGGGCAGTCTTACAACGCGCTGGGTCAGGCCCAAGGGATCGGCAATGAGCTTGCAGCGCAGTCTTACGGCGCGCTGGGTCAGGCGCAGGGAATTGGCAATGAGCTTGCAGCGCAGTCTTACGGCACACTGAATCAGGCCCAAGACGTTGGCAGTCAACTTGCCGGTCAGTCGCTTGGAACAATCAACGCGGCGCAGAACCGGGCCGACCGGATCCAGCAGGGCGTTCTTGGTAACCTTGGCGCTGCTTATGCGGGGGCGCAGCCCTTCAACCAGATGGCTGCCGGGCAATACGCGCAAGGGCTTGGTCAAGGCCAAGATCTAACGGGAGCATCATCTTACGGGACGCAGCAGGCTTTGACGGGCGCGCAGCCTTTTCAGCAAATAGCAACTCAGTTCATGGGCAGCGGCGCGCAGGCCGTAAACCCTAATGAGCTAGGTGCTGAGCAAATCAACAGGTATCTGTCTCCCTATCTCGGCACTGTTTTGCAGGGCACCGCTGGCCTTTTAAATCAGCAGAACCAGCAACAGCAGTCTGGCCAAATGGGCAACGCCATTCGCTCTGGGGCTTTCGGCGGTGACCGGGCTGGTATCGCTGCGGCTAACTTGAGCCAACAGCAAAATTTGGCAAACTCCAAGATCTTTTCTGACATTCTTAACCAAGGCTTTGGCCAAGCGCTTGGCACCGCTCAGCAACAGCAGCAGCTTGGTCTTGGCGCTTCACAGGCAAATCGCGCCGCGCAGCAGCAGGCCGCGCAGCAGGCGCTTAGCATTGGCCAGCAGGGCTTCGGTCAGGGTCTTGCCGCCGCTCAGCAGCAGGGCAATCTGGGCCAACAGTTTTTTGGTATGGGATCCACAACTGGTCAAAATCTTGCTGCTCTTGGCCAGCAGATTTACGGTCAAGGCACCGGCACTGCGCAGGCGCAGGCAGCCTTGGCCCAGCAGCAGTTTGGTCAGGGTGCAACGACAGCAGCGCAGCAGGCTGCTCTGGGCGAACAGCAGTTTGGTCAGGGCGCTACCGCAGCAGCGCAACAAGCCGCTCTGGGTCAGCAGCAGTTTGGTCAGGGTGCCACTGCGGCGGGTCAGCTTGCTTCACTGGGTCAGCAGCAGTTTGGTCAGGGTGCCACTGCGGCGGGCCAGCTTGCCGCTCTGGGCCAACAACAGTTTGGTCAGGGTGCCACTACGGCAGCACAGCAGGCCGCTCTGGGCCAACAGCAGTTTGGTCAGGGCGTTGCGGCATCGCAGCAAGGGGCGGCCTTGGGCCAAGGCATTTACGGTATGGGTGCAAACACGTCCGCAGCCCTTGCCGCCCTTGGCACAGGCGCTCAGGACGCAGCACTTTCGGGCGCTGCGGCTCAGATGACCGCCGGTCAGGTCGATCAAGCCACTAGGCAGGCTGAAAACACTGCCCGGTACAACCAGTTCCTTCAGGAGCAGTCGCTGCCGTACCAGCAGCTTAAGTTGGCGTCCGACATCGCCCTTGGCACTGGCACGGCGCAAGGCTCCACGACGACAACCACGCAGCCGGGTGGTTTCTTCTCTGACGAGCGTCTGAAAGAGAACATCAAGGCAGTTGGTAAGACCTTCGATGGTCAGACGATCCACAGCTTCAACTATAAGGGTGACCCGCGCACCCAGATCGGCCTGATCGCCCAAGAGGTCCAGAAGCATCACCCGGACGCTGTGGGTCTTGCTGGCGGCTACAAAACCGTCAACTACGACAAGGCGACCGAAGACGCCGCCGACCGTGGCCACATGGCCTATGGCGGCCTTGCAAGCGCTGGCGGCAGCGTATTGCCGCAGGATGCAGGTCGTGGCTTTGCTGCCGGTGGTCTTGCCGGGTTCGATCCGGCCACGATGCAGCAGCTTCTTGCTGCCCAGCAGGCCATGTACGACCCTATTATGAAAGGCAACATGTACGCTGGAGGTCCTAACGCTGGCGGTGGCCTTGTGCCACAATCCGAATTTGTTGCGCGCCAACTAATGATGCCGGGAGAACTTCCCGCCGCCTCATCTGGCCTTGATGACGTTGCGAAGGTTGCCAGCATTGGCAATACCGTTGGCGAAGTTGGCGATAAATTTGGCGCTTGGGATTGGGACGGCAAAGAGGACGACAAGAAAACGCCAGTGCCTACAAAGGCCGCGCCAACTAAGCCTGCCGCGACCGGCGTTGCTCCGCCCCCGCCGCCTGTTGATACCACGCCACCGAAGGCTGAGGACTTTTACCCCAGCCGCCGTCGCCGTAAGCAATATGCTGACGGCGGGATGCCGTATTCAAATCAGGTGCCGGGTATGGGGTTGGACATTCCCACCGGAGGTTTGGCCGCCGCTCCTCAACTGATGACCGCTTCCCCTCTTGCGCAGAAGCAGTCTGGGTTTTCCAAGCTCCTTGGTGCTGCGGGGGACGCGGCGTCCATCTACGGCGCAGTCAAGAAAAAGGCTTTGGGCGGCGAAGTCCCTTACGAGTCAAACATGTCGGGCAAGGGATTGGACATCCCAGAAGAGGAAGGGTCTTCCAATAAATACGAACTGATGACTGCGGGGGAAATGCCCGACAAGCCCGAAAGCGGCCTTAGCAAAGTTGGGAAAATTGCTCAAATTGCAAGCACTGTGGCTGCTATGTCTGACAAGCGCATGAAGGAAAACATCAAGGCGATTGGTAAGCTCTTTGATGGCCAGATCGTCCACAGCTTCAATTACAAGGGCGACCCGCGCACTCAGATTGGCTTGATCGCCCAAGAGGTGGAAGATCACAAGCCGCATGCCGTTGGCCTTGCTGGCGGCATGAAGACTGTTGACTACCGCAAGGCGACGTCTGGGGCTGCGCGCCGTGGCCATTTTGCAGAAGGCGGCATGCCTGAAGAGGAAATGGACAACATTCCGTCCTATGAGCCGACTGGCCTCTATCACGGCGACAACAAGCTCATCCGCAACCTTTTCAAGGCCACCGCATCCGGCAACAAGAACATTGACTTGATGAGCGGTGAAGAGCTTCCGGCGGAAGCTGCTGAGGCTCCGCAGCGGGCTGCGCCTGCCAATATGCCAGAGCCTGCCGGCCTTGCCGCAGCGGCCAAGGAAGGCTTGCCTGAGTTGCTTAAGGTGAAGAAGTCGCAAGCGGCTTCCAAGCCGGCTGGCCTTGCCCCTATGGCAAGCGCGCTTCCGAAGAACATCTCCCAGATCGCCCGCCTGATCTACGCTGGCGAAGGCACTGGTCAAAACCCCAAGTCTACGGCCATTGGCCCGTACCAGATGCTCGACAAGACGTTTGCTGGACAATTCCGGCAGCAGTACCCTGACCGCGCAAGGGGCATGTCAGATCGGGACATTATTGCGCTAAAGCGCAGCCCGGAAGGGGCCGCCCTTAGCGAGGCGATAGGTCCCAAGCTGATCGAAGGCAACGCCCGCATCATTGAACGAGGTGGCTTTGAGCCCGACGCCGGCAACGTGTACCTTGCTCACTTCTTGGGCCCGGACACCGCTGTGAAGGTCCTCCGCGCCAACCCCAACGCCCCTATCGCAAACTATGTGAGCGAAGAGGCAATCATGGCCAACAGGCCACTGCAAGAAAACCCCACCGTTGGCGGCGTCATTAATTGGGCGCGTGGATCCATGGCCAAGCAGGCGTCACGCCTGAGCCGCTCCTCTGGCGGCCTTGCTGGTCGTAATGGTTACGCTGTTGACGGCGCTGTAGACGAAGATCCGGATATGGTCGCCCGCCGGTTGCTTGAAACAGCCGAAGCTCCGGTTGAACAGGCAGCGCCGACTGGTCTCGCGCCGGCCCCGGCGGCTAAAGCTGTGCCCGCACCGTCTGTCGCCGCGCCTCCCGCTGGCGTTGCTGCGGCACCTGCGCCCGCTCAGGCCGCGCCTGAGGACAACAACTTCTTCCGGGGCATCGCCAAGGGCAAGGCAACGTCAATCATTCCGCTCTTGGCTGGGATCGGAGCCATGGGCACGGCCCGAACGGTCAGTCCCGGCGTTGCAATTGCCGCAGGCCTTGGCGCTGGCGCGCAGGCCGCTCAGGGGCAGCGCGCATTTGGCATCAAGCAAGGCGAATTGAAGGTCGCTCAGCAACTTGCTGACGCCCGCACGGCAGAAGTCACAAGGGGAATTCTGGAAAAACGATACGAGTTCCTTGAAAACGGTCAGGTCTACGACACCTACACGGACACATTCCTGCCCGCTGAATTGGCGACAGTTGCCAAGGCTAGGGCGTTCAAAGCCGGGCCTATGGATGCTGTTTCCGGCACAACGCCGGGGGCCATGAGCCGGGAAGATTACCTTAATAAAAACCCGACAGCCGGCACCGTTGTGCCAAAGCTTTCGCCCAAGCAATCTTACAGAGCCAACCCTAACAACCCTAGCGAGACCATTTTGGCCGGAGCCGAATTTACCCCCGGCGTCATGGAGGCGCGGGCTAACCGCGACCAATCTGAGTTTAAAATGAACGATCTTTATAAGGCATTGAGCGCTCCCGGCGTCGGTTCTGGGCGCTACACCCAGCTTCAAAATCTTTATACGTTGGCCAAAGGTGATTACGAGCGCGCAGATGCCAAGTGGAAGGAAACGCTTGGTAAGGTTGTGGAAGTTCCTATGGCAGCCCTTCAAGGAAGCAACGCTATAAAAATCAGCACGAATGCTCAATCGCTTGCGCCACTGATTGAAGATGCGCGGACGGCTACTGAGGTAAAGCAGACGATTAACGAGATGCTGCCTAACATTAAGGACGGCAGCCCCATCACCCCGTTTGCAACTAAGATCGGGCAAGCCCTTATCAGTTCTGGCGTAGACAAAAACCTTATTGAAAACTTCATTAATGCACCAGACTCGACACAAGCACAGGCCGCTCTGGCTACGCAGCTAAGATCTTACGGGGGCGACCCCGAAGCCGCAGCCGCTTTGAAATTATATGGCAGTCCGCAATTCTCCGCTGCCGCCGTGAGGGCTTTGTTGCGGCATGCCGGAAATCAGGCAGACGCCAAGATCTCAGCCTTCCAAAAGGCTAACAAGGCATTTTACGACAATCCGTTGACGAGCAATGTCTCGCAGGAAGGCTTCACGGGTCAGACTGAGTCGTATAAGGCGTCAAATGCCGCAATATACAGGTCCCACCCCGCTAAGGGTGCCCTGAAGGCCGGGACGCCCTACAAGGTTGTTGGCGATCCCACATTGCATTACGCCAAGTAGGAGGCTCCTGTGGCTGAAAAGAAAGACCGCAGCACAAGTGACATAGTCTCCGACTGGTGGAACGCAGCCCCTCAGGCCCCTGTTCCGTACACGATTAACGGCGTCCCTGTTGTCAACCAGCCTGCGGATAGGCGCACTTTCAATCGCAACGCTCCAGCTCCGTATCTTTCCTTCAGTGAAGGGATTTCCAACGTAGCGAAGAACACGCGCCCCTTGGATTTTACGCGAGATATGCTCAAGGGCATGTACGGGGCCGGCAAGGCTGTCGTCACGGATCCGGTTGGGACGTACAAAGGCGCTGTCAAACTTGGCGACATGCTTGCCGGCATTTACGACGCCCGCACAAAGGAGCAGACCGGCAAGTGGCCTGAGAAAAAGGGAATGAGCCCGTCCCAGCTTGCTAAGTGGCGGCAAGAAGCAGAGGCAAATTACGGTAAGCTCGCCTCTCATTACAGCTACGTCGATAAGGACGGAGTGCGTCGGCCCGACAGCGCCGCCCTTATGCGAAACCTGACGCAACACCCTATGGAAACCATGTCCATCCTTACCCCTTTCCCCGAATTTGCAGGGGCAAAGATGGCAGCGTCGGCTTTTGCGCCCATATCGGCGGCGGGCAAGGTAATTGAGGGTGTTTCCAAGGCTGGTAACATTGCGACAAACATCGCGCCCTATGCCATTGCAAAAAGCGTCAAGGCCGTAGCGCCTGCCGTCAGTGCAGGCCTCAGGGCCGCTGGCGTAAAGCCGACTGTCTTCACCAAGTCAGGCGACTATAGTCCTAAAATGCAGCGGGCGTTTAAGGAAGCCGGTGTAGATCCTGCGCTGTTTAGCAGCCCTGAAATGCGCAAAGTTGTTCAGGGCGTCATCAATGAGAAAGGCATCAGCCCAGCCGCGATCAGGGAGGCCGCATTAAAGTCTCAAGGCATTGATGCAACGCGGTCCATGACAACCGGCGAAAGAGCGATGGCCGGCAACGTCGATGCCGAAGGGAATATTCGTAGTCGGTCTGGCCAAAACCTTGCACAGAATATGCAAGACAACATAGAGGGCGCGTATCAGCAAGCAAAAAGCCATCGCGGCGTTTTTACAAACACGTCTGATTTTTCGACTGGCGTCAAAAGTTCGATTGAAGATGAACTGTCTGCCATGGGCCTGAGCCTTGCTGACGTGCAGGGGAATGTGCGCTTTTCGCAGTCTCAAAAGGCCCTTCGGGGAGAAAAGGGCTTCCCCGGCGTTTTTGATCAGTTCGACAATCTTGCCGGGGCAAAGCCACTGACCGCTGCCGACGCTTCAGGGGCAAGGCACAGTTTTGATTATGGCAAGAGCCAATGGGTTGATGCTGCCGGGACGCCTGTAACGGCACCTGCAAAAATTCAATATCTTAACGCTGTTTCCAATCGCGCAAACATTCCGCCCTCGCCTAATCGCCTGAGCCCTGAGGGGATCGACTCCGTTCGCCGCAACGTCAACAACTACTTCCCCAATGCCCAAGGCGACGACGCAGCCGTTCTTGCGGCTATCAATCGCGGCATCGACAACTACACGATCCAAAACGCTCCTAACTTCACGGGCGATGGGGCTGCAATGGCCAAAGATTGGGCTAACGCGCGCAACGCAAGCCGGCTTGGTGCGCAGTATCCAAGGCTTCCTGATGCAAGCCCAAATGCTCCCCCAAGGCCCCCAGCGCCATATGACCCAGACGCCATTGCGCGCACGGAGGCGGCGCGTAATATTGTCCAAACCCCTGCTGCCACGCCCAACAGCGCCGTCCCAACGATGGCAGAAAACATCAAGCGCTACATCCCATCGGTTGGCGTGGGCAACCTTGCTGGCTATTCAATAGGTGCCGCGACCGGGCTGCCCGGAATGGGGTTGGTCGGCGGCGCGGTCGGCGGCGCTGCTACAGGCGCTGTCCGCTCTGGCCTTGATCGTATGGCTGCCACCCGCGCTGCTCAGGCTGAATTTGCGGGTGCGCCGCGCACACCTCTCTTTCAAGCGCCAGACGTGCGGAACCCGGCTACCGTTGCCGGCGGCATCGCAACCGCAGCCCAGACCAATTACCAGACGCCTGTCGCCGCAGCGCCAGCGCCAAAGACGGTGCCCCAGACCCCCGCCCTGCCTGAAGTGGTTTCGCCCGAAGAGTACGAGGCGTCCCTGCGCCAACAGCCACAGGCTAATGGACCCGCCCTGCCTGAAGTGGTTTCGCCCGAAGAATATGAAGCCTCTCTGCGCCCGAAACCCCAAGCTTACGGCGGGCGCACCGCCTACAAGGCTGGCGGCAAGGTCAATGGCATTGAGCCGCTGGTAGCGGCCTTGATGAACAAGGCGAAAATGGCTAAAAAGACGTCGAACAAGGCTACGGAGCCTCTGCTGAATGAACGCGACGACGCCATAGCGAACGCTCTGGCTGTCGCGCAAAAAGCTATCTGAGGAGGCTTAAATGGTCAGTTCGTATACCCCCAACAAGAATATCGAAAAGCCAGCCAACGGCGACTACAACAATACATGGTCAACGCCGGTCAACAGCGACTGGGACATCATCGATAAGGCTTTTGGCGGTACAACAGCTATAAACGCCGTTGGTGCTTCTGGAACTGTAACGCTTACAGTATCGCAATATCAAGCGCCCATTATTGTTATCACAGGGACACTAACCGCAAACGTCAATTATCAATTACCAGCGAGTGTAGGTGGATTTTGGTATATTTTTAATAACACCTCAGGTGCGTTTTCAATTATCTTTTCTTCGGCAAGCGGCGGAAGCACCGCCACTCTTCCGCAGGGTTACACGGTCGGTGTTATTTCAGACGGCACCAATATTGGCTTTGGCACAACCAATGCCGCTCTGATTAGCTCTACTTACGCCAACCCGTCGTGGATCACGTCGTTGGCCGCCTCGAAGCTTACAGGTGCCGTTGCTGTCGTTAATGGCGGCACAGGCCAGACCAGCTACACCGATGGGCAACTGCTGATTGGCAACAGCACCGGCAATACACTGTCCAAGACCACGCTAACCGCTGGCTCAGGTATTACCATCACCAACGGCGCTGGCAGCATCACTATCGACGCCACTGCCGGTGGCGGTGGCACGGTAACCAGCGTCAACGCAAGCACGGCTATCAGCGGGCTTTCCTTTACTGGCGGCCCAATCACTACTTCCGGCACTCTGACCCTTAGTGGCACCCTTGGCGTTCAAGGCGGGGGCACTGGCACCACATCGCTTACTTCAGGTGCCGTCCTGATTGGCGCTGGCACGTCGGCTGTTACGTCAGTGTCTCCCAGCACCGCAGGCAATGTGCTTACGTCCAACGGATCTGCTTGGGTTTCTCAGGCCCCGTCAGGTGGCGGCGCGGTATCCAGCGTATCGGGTTCTGGCGCTGGTATTTCGGTCAGCCCCACAACCGGCGCAGTGGTCGTTAGCAACACAGGCGTCACCAGCATCGTCGCTGGTACAAACGTAACCATCTCAGGTTCTACGGGCGCAGTTACCATCAACGCCACCAGCGCTTCCGGCACGTTCTCGGCCAACGACGGCTCAGTTTCTGCCCCGTCAATCTTCTTTACCGGCGCAACAAATATGGGCATGTACCGGTCCGGAACCGCAATTAATTTTGCCGCTGGTGGAGTAAACGTATTTGCTGCTACGAGTAGTCAAACTCAAATTTCAGCCAACAATACGCAACGTATTCTATGCGACGGCACTGGGTCAAGCTTGTCTGGGACTGTAATATTTAGCACCTCTTCCACGCCGGCCAGTGCGTCAGCTACCGGGGCCGCAGGAACGATTACTTGGGACAGCAACTATATTTATGTGTGTACCGCTACTAACACATGGAAGCGGGTAGCACTCTCCACGTGGTAAGGTAAGCTCTTAAATGGCCGAAATCGACCAAACCGAAGCCCGCCTGACCACGCATGAGGCCGTCTGCGCCTTGCGCTACGATGGCATCTGCGCTCGTTTGAAACGTCTTGAAAATATTGGTATTGGCGCTGTTGGCACAATCATCATGCTGCTTGTTGGCATCTTGTTGAAGGTTAACTGACATGAGCTTCTGGGATCGCTTTGAAAGCAGCCGCGAAGGCATTGAAGACACGGTCGAGTTCACGATCCGCGTGGCGGTAATCACACTGGCCTGCGTCGTGCTGGTCGTCGTGGCCGCACTGGTCGCCGGCCTGTTCGCGTCCAATGACGTGGTAGACAGCGACAAGGTGTTCGAGATCGTCGGCCCTGCGTTCAACATGGTCATCGGTGCCTTCGTCGGCCTTCTGGGTGGCCTGAGCCTCAATGCTAATGCGCGTGACGCGAAGCCGGCGGAGCCCACTCCGGTCGAGCCTGAGCCGCTGCCAGCACCTGAGCCTGAGCCTATGGCTGCTGCGCCGGAGCCTGAGGCCGACGAAGACGATGACATGGCCCCGTGGGAGAAGTACCGCAACGATCTGCGCTATGACGCCAACGGCGACGGCGTGGTTGACGAAAACGACTTCCCAGATTGGCGAAGCGCGGGGCGGTAATGGCTGGCAATCTCTCCACCGTTGAACTGATCGGTCAGCTTTGGCCGATTGTTCTGGCGTTCATTTCGCTGGTGATTATTCTTGCCAAGATGGACGTTCGCCTCGCCGTGGTTGAGGAGAAGGTCAAGGCGCTCTTTGATCTGTGGAACAAGAAATGAGCCTCGCAAACCTCCAGCAGAAGATCGGCGTCACCGCTGATGGCGTATTCGGTCCGGGCACGTTTAAGGCCGCCGCCGCCTACTA